ATGCCAAGGGGAGCGACCACTAACCGGAAACGCCCCGAGGAATTGCGCATTGCGCTCCACCCCAAGCAGTGGGTGGCGTTCGGCTCGGCGGCGACCGAGGTGCTTTATGGCGGGGCGGCCGGCGGCGGGAAATCGCATCTGATGCGGCAGGCGGCGATCAGTTGGTGCGCGGAAATCCGCGGGCTGCAGGTCTATTTGTTCCGGCGCATCCGCGAGGATCTGAGCAAGAACCATATGGAGGGCCCGTCGGGCTTTCGCACGCTGCTCGCCGGCTGGGTGGAATGCGGTTTCGTGCAGATCGTCGAGGACGAGATCCGCTTCTGGAACGGCAGCAGAATCTATCTCTGCCACTGCAAGGACGAGAAGGATCGCTTCAAGTACCAGGGCGCCGAGATGCACGTGCTGCTGATCGACGAGTTGACCCATTTCACCGAGGTGATCTACCGGTTCCTGCGCAACCGCGTGCGGATGACCGGCATTGCGGTGCCCGAAAAATATCGCGGGCGGTTTCCACGCATCCTCTGCGGCGCCAACCCCGGCGGCGTGGGGCACCAGTTCGTCAAGGTAACATTCATCGACCCGGCCGCGCCGCTCGTCATCCACCGCACCGCGGCGGCGGAAGGTGGCATGCTGCGCCAGTTCATCCCGGCGCGGCTCGAGGACAACCCGACGCTCACCACCGACGACCCCAGCTATGAGGCGCGGCTCGAAGGGCTGGGCAGCGCCGCCCTGGTCCGCGCCATGCGGCATGGCGACTGGGACATTGTCGATGGCGCCTTCTTCGATTGCTGGCAGACGCGGCTGCATGTCATCGAACCCTTCGCCATCCCCGGGGACTGGGCGAAATTCCGCTCGGGCGACTGGGGCAGCGCCCGGCCGTTCTCGTTCGGCTGGTGGGCGATCGTCGGCGACGACACCCGCCACCCGGTGTCGGGCGTGCTGCTGCCGCGCGGCGCGCTGATCCGCTATCGCGAATGGTATGGGTGCGAGCCGGGCAAACCCAACAAGGGGCTGAAGCTCACCGCCGAACAGGTCGGCAAGGGCCTGGCGCAGCGCGAGACCGAAACGGTGGGGCTGGGCGTGCTCGACCCGGCGGCCTTTGCCGAGGATGGCGGGCCCTCGATCGCCAGCCGCATTACGCTCGGCTCCGGCGACAAGCGGATTTTCTTTCGCGGCGCCGACAACAAGCGGGTGTCGCAGCGCGGCGCCATGGGCGGCTGGGATATGCTGCGCCAGCGCTTCGTCGGCACGACGCTCGATGAAGACGGTAAGCCCGACCCCGAGGGGCGGCCGATGATCTATTGCTTTTCGACCTGCCGCGACTCGATCCGCACCATCCCGATGCTGCAGCACGACCAGGCGCGGCCCGAAGATCTCGACACCGACATGGAAGACCATGCCGCCGATGACTGGCGCTATGCCGCGATGTCGCGGCCGTGGGTGCGGACGAAGCCGGTGGCTGAGCCGGGGAAGGCGCGCACTGGGTACAGGGCGCAGAGTGGTGGCGCGACGCCGGGCGACTGGCAGACGTATTGAGGGGGGCGAGCCCTGAGCTTGCAGTCGGGACTCCCTCTCCCGCTTGCGGGGGAGGGGGAACCAGCCGACAGGCTGGTGGGAGGGGGGAGCCGCAAACGCCGGCCCTGCCCCAGCCGCGCACTTCGGTGCGTGGGGCACGATCTACGTTCGGCGCGTGGGGCTCCCCCCTCCCACCACGCTTTCGCGTGGTCCCCCCTCCCCCGCGAGCGGGAGAGGGCAGCCCGACTGCGCTATCCGTGCAGCGATCAGGAGTTCCGATGAGCGATCCCGCAAACATATCAGCCGCCTCCCCTGCCCCCGGTAGGACGCTGGCGCGGTTGAAGGCCGATTACCTCAACTATCTCGACGGCAAGCGCGGCGAGATCGACGAGCAGCAGGAAGCGCGGCGCTATTACCATGGCGCGCATTGGACAGCGAAGCAGATCAAGACGCTGAATCAGCGCAAGCAACCCGTCGTCACCTACAACCGCCTGGCGCGGAAGATCAACGCCGTGGTTGGCCTGTTGGAGCGGCAGCGCCAGGACCCCAAGGGCTATGCCCGCACGCCGCGCCACGAGGATGGCGCGGAGGTGGCGACGGCAGTGCTGCGCTATGTGCTCGACGAGCAGCGCTGGCAGGAGAAATCGCCGATCGCCGCGCTCAATGGCGCCGTCGACGGCATTGGCGGGCTCGAGCTGACGCTGGAAGCCGGCGACAAGGGCGACACCGAGATCGGCTTCGAGGTGGTCGACCCCGCGGGGTTCTTTTACGACCCGACCTCGACCCGGGCCGATTTCTCCGATGCCGGCTATATGGGGATCGGCAAATGGGCCGATGCGAGCGAGTTGCTCGCCGCGTTCCCCGACAAACAGCGCGAGATCGAAGCTTCGGTGGACTTGGGTTCCGAGCTCACCAGCAACCCCGACAGCGACGATAACTGGGTGATGGGCGACGAGCAGCACCGCCGGGTCCGGGTGATCGACCACTGGTACAAGCGCGGCAACCAGTGGTGCTTCGCCATCTATACCGGCGCCGCCATCCTCGCCGAGGGCGAAAGTTACCTCCGCGACGAGAAGCGCCGGACGCTCTGCAAGTATGTGATGTTCTCGGCCAATGTCGATCATGACGGCGACCGCTACGGCTTCTTCCGCAACATGAAATCGGCCCAGGACGAGATCAACCAACGGCGCTCGAAAGGGCTGCACACCAGCCAGTCGCGTCGCATCGTCATCCGCGATGGCCAGGGGCTGGAGCCGGAAAAGATCCGCGCCGAACTGGCCCGCCCCGATGGCGTGGTGGTGGTGCCGGTGGGCGCCGAGCTGCCGCAATTCGACGATGCGGCGCGCGGCGCCGAGCTCAACGCCAATCTCGGTTTCCTCGAGGAGGCGAAGCAAGAGATCGAGAATTACGGCTTCAACCCCGCGCTGATCGGCTCGGGCATCCAGGATATGAGCGGCCGCGCCATCGCGCTGCAGCAGCAGGCCGGCATTGCCGAACTCGGCCCCTACCTGCTCGGCTATCGCGGCTGGAAGCAGCGGGTGTATCGCGCCATCTGGAATGCGGTGCAGAGCCTGTGGACCGCCGAGCGCTGGATCCGCGTCACCGATGACGAGGGCCTCGGCAACTGGCTGTCGGTCAACCGGCTGGCCATCGACCCCACGACCGGCATCCCCACCATCACCAATGCGCTCGGCTCGCTCGATGTCGATATCATCCTCGACGAGGGGCCGGACACCGTGACCATGCAGGCCGACACCAACGAGTCGGTGCGCCAGGCGCTCGCGGCAGTCGGTCCGCTGCTGCAACCGGCAGTGGCCGCGGCGGCGCTCGAAGTGCTGATCGAAACCTCCTCGATGCCGGCCTCCGCCAAGAAGAAATTCCGCGATGCGACGCGGCAGAAACCACAGCAGCCCAACCCGCTGGAGCAGCAGGCCGTGCTGCTGCAGCAGCAGGCGGCGATGCTGGAGCTGCAGGGCAAGGCGCTGGAAAATCGGAAGACCGAGGCCGCAACGAAGAAACTGATGGCCGAGGCCGTGGACATTGGCGCCGAGCGCCAGGCCGAAGAACTGGAGCAGCGGATCGATGCCGTGGAACGTCAGGATGAACTCTTGGCGCGGCGCGAAGAGCAGGATGCACGGCGGCTCAACCGGCAGTTGGAGCTGGCGGGACGCGAGTTGCAGCTGCGGGCGGCTGAGATAAGGGCGGGTGAGGTAATGCCGGTGCCGCCTTATGCTGGTGGTGACTGATAGAGACGGCCCCCTCCCATCCTCCCCCATGAAGTGGGAGGTGCCGCATCGAGTGTTGGCACGATCGTGCCACAGCCCCTTCTCTTTACCTCCCCCTTGATGGGGGAGGCCGGGAGGGGGCCGTCTCTCTCAGTCGGGCGATCACACCCTGCCACCGAGCATGCGGCCCCACCCCACCCAGCTTCGCTAGGCGGCATAGCCGCCAAGCTGCGCTGCCCTCCCCATCAAGGGGAGGGAGAGACGACTGAGGCTTCAGCGGGCACGGGGCCCTCCCTCCCCCTTGTGGTCAGCGGACGAGGGCGAAGCCCTCGCCGCGAGGTAGCGAAGCTGGCCGCGTCAGCGGCCTAGCGCAGCTGGGTGGGGGTGAGCCCCCCACACACAAAGTTTCCGTCGGCGCCACGATACGGCGCAACGGGCAGCCGGCGCCCTTTGGCCGGTTTCGCTGCACTCTCCGCGACAGTGAGGGTCACGCCAATCGGACGCGATAGTCCGGGAGACACGAGATGAACGACACTGAAACGGTCGACGATACCGCCTTGTTCAACGCTACCGTCACGGGCGAAGCGCCTGTGGCCGAAGTGGAACCGGTGATCGAGTCGGTTGCCGAACCGCGGCCCGAGCCTGCCATTCCCCCGGCCCGGCTGCGTGAAGAAGCCGATGCAAGGCGGGCGGCGGAGCGGGATCGGGATGAGCTGAAGCATCGGCTCACCCGGCTCGAGGCGCAGCTGCAGCCGCAGCAACAGGCGGCGCGGCCACCGGAATTCTGGGACAACCCGGATGAATGGGGCCGTTCGCTGGTCACCCCGATCCACGAGCAGCTGTTCCAGCAGCGGCAGGGCGTCTCTCGCCTCCTGGCGGAAGAAAAGCACGGCTCGGACAGCGTCAGGGCGGCCTACAACGCGCTCGGGCAGGCGATGCAGGCCGACCCGGCGGTGCAGACCGACTACCTCAGGATCATGCGATCGAACCACCCGTATGGGGAGCTCGTCGCCTGGCACAAGAAGCGCCAGGCGTTCGATGAGATTGGCGGCGACCCCGCTGCCTATCGCAACCGCGTACTCGACGAGGCGATGCGGGACCCCGAAGTCCAGCAGCGTTTCCTCGCCCAGCTGCGAGGCGCCGCCCAGCCCAATATCGAAGCCCCCCGTCGTTCAGCCGTGCCGCATATCCCCTCGCTGCAAGGCATCGGCACCGCCGCCGGCCCCGCATCTGCGGCCGGCGATCCCTCCGATGCCGAGCTGTTCTCGGCAACCACCCGCCGGCGGCGCTGAAGGCGCACCCGGCTGAAATCAGGACCATCAAGCAATGGCTCTTTCTCCCAACCACCCCAATAATGAAGTGATCAAGTTCCGCCAGGATGTCGCCTATGACTTCCTGCGCTCGTCGCGCTTCGATGCCTATATGGGCGACGATTCCACCTCGGTGATCGTGCGCATGTCGGATCTCGAAGCCGACGGCAAGGAGATCCGCGTGCCGCTCGTCACCCAGCTTTCGGGCGATGGCGTCGGCGCCGGCACGCTCCGCGGCAACGAAGAGCAGATCGACAGCTACGGCATGCCGCTCTGGGCCGACTGGGCCAGAAACGCCGTGGCCAATAACCGGGCACAGAACAAGGAGAGCTCGTTCTCGGTGCGCTCCACCGCTCGCAGCCTGCTGCGTGGCTGGTCGAAGCGCATCGTCCGCGACGACCTGGTCGATGCGCTGCTGTCGATCCCCACTTCGGCGATGCAGGCCGGCCGCTTCGGCAACCCCGGCAACCGCGTCAACGGCATCAAGTGGTCGGCGGCCACCGCCGGCAACAAGAATGCCTGGGTCACCGCCAACCCCGACCGCGTGGTGTTCGGCTCGGCGCTCTCCAACTACTCGACCACCTTCGCCACCGCGGTGGGCAACGTCGACTCCGCCAACGACAAGATGTCGGCGGCGGTCGGGAGCCTCCTCAAGGACCAGGCCAAGCAGACCGGCGTCGACCCCAACAACCCCGGCGTCTATAACGGCCGGCCCAAGATCAGCCCCTATATGGAAGCCGAGGGCGACCAGGAATGGTTCGTCTGCTTCCTCGGCGCCCGCGGTTTTCGCGACCTGAAGGCCGACCCGGTGATGACGGCCGCCAACCGCGACGCCCGCAACCGCGAGGGGGGCGACCCGACCAAGACCAACCCGCTCTTTACCGGCGGTGCGCTGGTCTATGACGGGGTGATCTATGTCGAGATCCCCGAGATCACCCAGCGCCTGCTGCTGAAGGGCGCCGGCGCCGCGGGGATCGATGTCGAGCCGGTGTTCCTCTGCGGCCAGGGCGCGCTTGCCTATGCGCTCGGCCAGATGCCGCGGCCGACCACGCTCGAGGACGGCGACTACGATTTCGTCACCGGCATGGGCATCGAAGCCCAGTACGGCGTGGGCAAGATCGCCAAGGCCCCGCTGGCCGCGGGGGCGTCGGCGACGATCGGCTCGCTGGTCGACTGGGGCATGGTGACCGGGTTTGTTGCGGGGGTGGGTAATAGCTAGGGCCTTCGGCCCTCGTCCGCACCGGTGGGTCATTCCTTCGCCGGAGCGGGCTGCCCCCACCCCTGTCCCCTCCCCCCAAACGGGACGACAAGATGTCGCCCTGAGGGGAGGGAGACCAAAACACTGGCCCCTCAGTTTGCGTCTCCCTCCCCCTTCTTGGGGGGAGGGATCAAGGGTGGGGGGCAGCTCGCACCTGCGACTCCGGCCGCCCCCTCCACCAGCTTCGCTGGTCCCCCTCCCCCGCCACGCGGGGGAGGACCACGGAGAGGCCGGTGCTCCTGCCCCACACTCCCCTTCCCCCATCCAACAAAGGAGATCGGCCATGGCTGATCGTAACGCCTATAGCCAGCCGCAGGTTGGCAACCAGGGCTTTGCCCGGACCATGAAGTGCCTCGGCGCCGATGTGGCGCTCCTGACCACGGACCTGACCCTCAACAAGACCGTCGGCCTGTTCGTCGTGCCGCGCGGCTTCGTGCTCACCGGGCTTTCCGTCGTGGTGCCCGATCTCGACAGCAACGGCTCGCCGCTCGTCACCTTCGCCATCGGCGATGCCGCGGACGATGACCGGTTCATCGCCACCGGCGCCACCACCGGCCAGGCCGGCGGCACCAACACGACGCTGGCGGCAACGGGGCTCAACTACGAGTTCACCGCCGACACCGAGATCGTCTGGAAGACTTCTGCCGCGGCGGCCACGGCCGTCGCCGGCACCATCCAGCCGCGCTTTTTCGGCTACATGAAGTAGGCCGTGAGATGGCGAAGGTCACCTACCACGCGCCCGCGGGCGACAGCGAAGTGGTGAGCCTCATGGGGCTGCGCTTCTTCGATGGCGAGCCGCGCGAGCTCGACGATGCGCATGCTCCGCTGCTCGAAAAGCTGGCCCACAACCCGCATTTCGAGGTCGAGGGCGCACTGCTCGTCGTCCACGACGAGACCGATCCGCCGGCGATCGGGCTCAGGGCCATCCATCGCGGCTTCGGACGATATTCGATCGTCCGCGGTGATGAAGACACCGAGATCCGCGACGGCCTCGACAAGGCCGAAGCCCGGGCTTTCAACGCCCTGACCGAGACGGAGAAGCTGGCGTTTGTGGGGTGAAGGGGTGGGGGTGGTGCAGTCGGCACTGAGGTTCCCCTCACCACCCCCCGGCTGTCATCCCTGCGCAAGCAGGGACCCAATTCACAGCCCGCGCAGATGGATAGTTGGGTCCCAGCTTTCGCTGGGATGACACCGAGTGTGGGGTGATTGCGGTGGGTCAGTTCGACAGCGGAGCCGCGTCAAATCCACCGGTTCGCTTCCCTCCCCCTTGAGGGGAGGGATTGAGGGAGGGGGTGGTGCAGTCAGCACCGAGCGTCCCTCACCACCCCCACCCCCCGCCCCTCCCCTCAAGGGGGAGGGGAGCCGCCCCGCTCAGTGCTGGGCTTTCCCACCCAGGAGCCCTCCCATGCCCAGAACCCGAACCGAGCTCGTCAACCGCGCCCTCAGCGAACTCGGCGTCGTCGGCGCCGGGCAGACCGCTTCGGCCGAGGATTTCGACGCGATCGACACGGCCGTCGCCCCCGTCATGAGCGACCTCGCCACCCGCGATATCTGGGTGTGGGGCGACCCCGATGCCTATGACGACGATGCCTTCGACCACCTGGCGGTGCTGCTCGCCAATGCCCGGGCCCGCGCCTTCGGGGCGCTGCCCGACGAGCAGAAGCGGCTCCTCGCCGAGCAGCGGCTACGCGGGCTGAAACCCACCATCCTCTCCGGCCGCACCCAGGAAATCGAGTATTTCTGATGCCGCCGCTCACCGGCCTACCGGCAAGGGCGACGTTGTCGGCATCGCAAGCCGCGCCTTTGAGTGCAGCTCCGTCGACCCCACCACCCGCGCGCCCGCTAGCTTCTAAGGAGCCCGAAGATGGCACTGACCTATCCCGAATCCCCCGCCCTACAGCCGTCGCAGACCAAGCTCACCGACCTGCTCGACCTATGGGACCAGGGCGTGGCCCAGGGCAAGGCCGATCGCCACGAGCGCGAAGCGCCGCAGCAGTTCGCGCACGCGGCCGCGCCGCTGTCGGAGTTCGGACTGACGACACCGCCTGACCAGCTGCGGGCGCTGTTCGCCAACCCCGAGACGCGTCCGTTCGCCGTGCAAATGGTGCAGGAGGCAGCGGCACGACGCACGATCGCCAATGACGCGCTGTTACGGAAGCGGTTCGTGCCGCCGAGCTACACGCCCCCTCAAACACCTCAGTCGGCGGCAGCACCTCCGGCTACCTCCGCCCCCAAAACCGTAGACCTCATGGCGGCGATAACCGATGACGCGGGATATGACGCGTTACCCAGCGGCGCGACGTTCCGCGCTCCCGATGGCTCCGTTCGGAGGAAACCCTGATGGGCTGGCTAGATGCACCTGTCGTTCAGCAGGCCAAGCCCAAGTGGCAGGAGGCACCAACAATCGATCCGGCAATCCCGCCAAAACTCGAACGCTGGAAGCCCACCGGAATACAGGTGCTCGATCTCATGGGCGCTTTGGCCAACTATAGCATGTCCGTGAACGAACGCATGAACACCAGCTTGAATCCTGAGAATGGATACACGCCTTCGTGGGTGCCGCCTCTCGACTACGTCAACGCCTTCGGTACGGCGATGGCGGCGGAAGTCCCGGTACTTGGCGAGTCGCTGGACAAGTTCGGCAATCACGTCGATGCCGCGTGGGCCTCAGCGCTCGAGGGTCGGCCGGTAACCGCCGAGGAGCGTGCCAAAATCACTGAGGCGGAGCGGGCGCAGTTCCCCGAGGCGGCGACCGCAGGCGTCATTGCCGGCAACACGCTGCCCTTTGCTCCGCTCGCCGCAACAAAGACCGGAGCGAAGCTGCTAGGTATGGCGGGCCCTCTGGGGCAGCGCGCGTTCTTTGGCGGAGCATCCGGCGCGGCTATTTCTGGAGCGGACAAGTGGTCAGAGGGAGGCAACGCAGGCGACATAACCCTCGCCACAGGTTTGGGTGCCGCTGCCGGTGCTACTTTCCCGTGGATCGAGCGCGGGATCACCAACACCTTCCTCGCCCTGACGGGTCGCTTGCCGCCGAAGGATGTTTCGGTGGTCAACAAGGCCCTGGAACGTGACGACGTCGACCTGGCGCAACTTGCCCAGAAGATGGATGAGCTCGGGCCAGAGGCGGTGATGCCCGATCTGGGGACCAATACGCTGCAGGCTGCCGCAGCGATCACCGCTCAACCTGGTCGTGGCCGGCAGATCGTGACGGAGCGGCTGGAACAGCGTCAGGCCAGTGCGAACGCACGCATCCAGAGCGATGTCGATGCTTACCTCGGGCCTGCCCCGGTGCCTCCTGAGATTGCCCGTGACCTCAGGGAAACGCAGCTCGAACTCAAGCCGCTCTATCGCGGCCTGTTGAGCGAAGCGGCCTCGGGAGACGTGAGCCGGGTGGCAGCGCGCGTCGACGAGATGGTGGCAGACGCCGACGGCTCGGCCAAGGTAATGCTGCAACGCGTCCGTGGTCTGCTGGACTATACCCAGCCCGCCGCACAGGGCCTGCCGAAGCAGACGATCCTCGACCCCAACCCAACCGGCTGGCTGAAGGCCCGTGACGCGGTCGACCGCATGCTCGAAGACGTTGCCAATCGCGGCATCCGGGCAGAACTCACCGAGGTTCGCAAACAGATCGACGAAATGCTGTTGACGCACGTACCAGGCATCAAGTCGCTCGATGATATGCGCCGCGAGCTATCGCGGCAGGAAGAAGCTCTCACTGCCGGGCAAAACCTGCTCGACGCGGCTGTGCAACCATCCAAGGTCGAGGCAGCCTCTGCCGCCGGCGCCCTTCCAGAGGGGCAATTCGTCGGCCCATCTGGCACGGCGTTCCGGCTCTCCCAGAGGGCTCGCGCTGAGATTGATGGCATCATCGGCACCGCGGCCAACGACTTCAATGTCCTGAAGAACGCGTTTGGGGGTGATGGCACATGGAACCGCGACAAGTTGGTGTCGGCATTCGGTTCGGATAAGGCTGACCAACTGATTGCAGCCCTCGACCGCGAGACCCGGTTCAACAAGTCCTTCAACTACGTGCTGGGCAATGGCAGAACCGTTTTCAGCGATCCGCTGGCGAGCCTGCTCACCGCGATCCCGCGAACAGTGGCGAACACTGCAGCCCACATGCGTCCCGAAGCCGTTAATGCGCGTGTTGCTGCGTCGCTGATGAGCCCGCCATCACCGGCCTACATTGACCAATTGATCGCGGCGCGAACCCTCGCCAACCGCCAGAGCCTCCTCCCGCCGGGCGGCGTCGCAGCGGCGTTGGCGCAGTCTCAATGGCCTGAGGTCAACGGGTACTGATCACCAGTCGATGTGCTTCAAGCTCATGATGAACGTTGCGCCGGCTGCGAAGCCAATGGCCACTACGACGATGTAGGCGTACCAAGGCATCCACTCGCTGATACTGACAAAATATAGCCAGCCTGCAAAGCAAAGGGTCAAAACCGACCCGATCCGGTTCAACCCGCGATCGGGTTGTATCCGGTACTTCCCATCCTCGCCACGAACCTTGTAATCGGTGGTGTCGAGTTCGATGTCGGTGGGCCGTTTACTTGCCATGGCATGTTCCTGTCCCTGAGCCCATCACGGCGGCATCGACGCAGCCGTAATGGCCGCAGATCAGTGGGGCGATCACCAGTCGAGGTGCTTCAGACTCATGGTAAACATGCCGCCGGCAATGAAGCCCATGGCCACGACGACCGCAAAGGCATACCAGGGCATCGCTCCGTGAAAGCCAATGACGTACACCGAACCGGCGAAGCAAAGCGCAAGAATGGACGCAATGCGGTTTAACCCGCGATGACGCCGCCGGTACGCTCCATCCTCGCCACGAACCTTGTAGGCCGTGGTGTCGAGTTCTGTATCAGTGGGCCGTTTGCTTGCCATTCGCAGGGTTCCTCTCCTCGAGCCCCTTGCACCGAAGCCAAGCGTCGCTGGCTTTTGCCGCCAACCTCGCTGCGGTGCGTGTCATTTCAGCGGCGGCGAACACCCGACCAACAAACGCGAGGCAGCCAGGCTTTAGCGGCGGAAGCCCACGGCGTTTTGCCGCCCTCGGCGTTGCATCGTCGATATGCCGGAGTAACCTGTGACGCCCGTCGTTGGCGCCGCTTCGATCATTGCTACGTTTCATCAATCCCCCTCAAGTATCGGCGCAGCATAGTGACGGACGTTGCCTCAGAAAAGATGCGCGCTAGCCCTGCTTTGCGCGCCCATTCCATGCTCATCCCCGCAAGGCTTCGGCGATACGTTAGGTCCAGGTCCTCGGGGCGGCAATAGCCGCATCGATCCACCCCGGTCTCTGACCCACGGACAAGGCGGCTCCCAACTTAGCGGCTTACGGGGCGGTGCGGCGGCCAGGGGTATCCCGCCGTCTCACGAGCGGCGACAGCCCTTACCCTCCCCGGAGACTTCCCCAAGCAGACGAGGCCAAGGCCGAACCTAACGAGACTTTTCGCGGCTACACCTGCGGTGTGACCGGTGCATTTGTACCGGTCGCCCTCCGAGATCGATGACATCATCGGCACGATATCTAGCCGATCCCCCCGGCCGCGGCACGGCATGGCTCCGGTGCCTTACCTCCACCCAACATCAACCGAGTATTGCTGATGCCGCCGATCATTTTCCCTACCGGCACCGCGCCCGGGCTGAACCCCAGCGAGAGCGGCGGCCGGCTGATCAATGCCGTGGCCGAACGCGCCCCGCCGGGCTCGCGCAGCGAGATCGTCTGGCGCCGGGTCGCCGGGCTGATCGCCCGCTTCACCACGGCGCAGACCGCCATTCGCGGCGCGCTGCTGGTGGGCTCGGTGCTCTATGTCATCTCGGGTACGAAGGCCTATTCGGTGACCGCAAGCTATGTGGTCACCGAGCTGACCGGCACGGTCGGCGGCACCGGCCCCGTAAGCATGGCGCGCAACATGAAGGCGCCGGTGCCCGATGTGCTGATCGTCCATTCCTCGGGCATGTCGGCGATCAACATCTCCGGTGCCTCGGTGGCGGCGTTCAGCGATGGCGACCTGCCGGCGGTCAATTCGATCTGCTTCGTCGATGGCTATTTCATCGTCACCGCCGAGAGCGGGCTGGCCTACCAGTCGGGCCTCAACGATACGAGTTTCGCCTCGGTCGATCGCACCGCGGCCGAGGCCGACCCCGATGGGCTCTATCGCGCCATCGCCTCGGGCAGCGACCTGATCCTGATGGGCACGGCATCGCTCGAGTTCTACGCCAATGCCGGCAACCCCACGGGCTTTGCCTTCAACCGCGGCGTGGTGGTGCCGATCGGCCTCAAGGGGCCCAATGCGGTGGCCGGGTTCGAGCCGGGCTTTGCCGATACGGTGCTGTTCGTCGCCAACGACAACACGGTACGCAAGCTCCAGGGCTATACCCCGGAGCCGGTGTCGGGGCCTGACCTCAACCGGCTAATCGAGGCAGTGACTAACCCCGCCGAGCTCGTCGCCTGGGTCTACCAGGCGGCCGGCCACGCCTATTGGGTGCTGAGCGGGCCGGGTTGGACCTGGGTCTACGACGTTTCGACCGGCAACTGGCACGAGCGGCAAAGCTATGGCGCGCCCGACTGGCGCTGCCGCTATGGCATTGCCGCCTGGAGCAAGTGGTTCACCTTCGATCGCGACAGCGGCCGGGCGTTCGAATTGAGCTCGGGCACGCGGCGCGATGCCGAGCGGCCGCTGGTGTGGACGCTGCGCTCGAGCCAGGCGCACCGCTTCCCCGGCCGCGCCGTAATCCACAAGGCCAGCTTCGATTTCGAAGCCGGCATCGGCATCGACGCCGGCATCTCGCCGATCGAAACCGAGCCGGTGGTGCGGATCCGCTGGTCTGACGATGGCGGGCGGAGCTGGGGCAACCCCCTGACCCGCCGGCTCGGCAGCGAGGGCGAAGACGTCGCCATCGACATCAACCAGGCCGGGCTCACCGGCCGCCGCGGCCGGATCTGGGAGATGAGCATTTCCGACCCCATCGAGATCGCCTTTTTCGGGGCCGCCATGGATATCGAGGAGCGCGCCGCATGAGCACCGCCGACACGCTGCGACCGATCCCGCGGCCCGGTGCCCGGCTGGTCGAGGCCGACGGGACGATGGCCAAGCTCTGGTACGACTGGTTCAACCAGCTGGGCCAGAAGCTCGGCGAGCTGACCCCGCTCGAAGCCAGCGCCACCTACGATCCGCCGCTGCTCGCCGATGGCGCCGGCGACACCACTTCCATCACCGTGCCGGGCGCCGCGCTCGGCGATTTCGCCACCGCGGCATTCTCGCTGGCCACATCCGGCATCGTCATCACCGCCTGGGTTTCGGCCGCCAACACCGTTTCCGTCCGCTTCCAGAACGAGACCGGCGGCCCTCTGGATATCGCCAGCGGCAGGCTCACGGCGCGTGTCCAGAAGTAGGAGTCGTGAATGGTGAATGGTGAATTGTGAATGGTGGTTTGCGGGCTTGCCTCTTCGGCACCCCACTCCCCTTCCCTACTCCCATTCACCATTCACCACTCACCATTCACCACTCCTCGCCTTCACCATTCACCATTCACCATTCACCATCCCGGAGAGCCACCTATGGCTGACATTTTCGAAACCATCGGCGACTGGCTCGGCCTCAACAAGGGCAAGGCCACGCAGAAGGCCGCCGAGCAGAACCGCGGTCTCATCGACCAGCTGGGCAATACCGGCCGACCGATCATCGAGGGCATCCAGGGCGTTACCGGCGACTACCTCGATCTCGGCAAGCTCGGGGCCGATCGCTACGCCGATGCCATGGGGCTCAACGGCGCCGACGGCTACGCCCGGGCCGAGGCGGCGTTCCGCGCCGGGCCGGGCTACCAGTTCGCGCTCGACCAGGGGCTCGATGCGGTGGCCCGCAAGGGCTCGGCCATGGGCCGGCTCGACAGCGGCAATACCGATCTCGACCTGATGCGCTACGCCACTGGCTATGCCGACCAGGCCTGGGGCAACTGGACGAACGGACTTTCCGGCTACAACAACATGTATGGCGCCGGGGTTGACAAAGATGTCGCCGCGCGCGGCCTCGGGCTCGATTTCGAGAGCGGACTATCCTCCGCCTACATGGGAGCCAACAACCAGGTCGCTGCCGGTAAGGAAGCCGGCCAGGGCGCGATGCTCGATGCGCTGGGCTCGATCGTCGGCATCGCCGGCCAGGCGTTCGGCGGCGGCGCCTTCGGCGGCTATGGCGGGTTCAAGGGCGGCGGCGGCATGGGGCCGAACACCCTCAACGGCACAGTCACCCAGCGATAGGAGCCCGCAGATGGCACTGAACTACCCCGACTACGTCGTCCCGCAGCCCTCGCAGACCAAGCTCACCGACCTGCTCGACCTGTGGGACCAGGGCGTCGCCCAAGGCAAGGCCGATCGCTACGAGCGCGAGGCGCCGCAGCAACTCGCTCAGGCTGTCGCCCCGCTGTCGCAGTTCGGGCTAACGATGCCGCCTGATCAGTTGCGGGCACTGTTCGCGAATCCGCACACGCGGCCGCTGGCGCTGCAGATGGTGCAGGAGGCGACGCAGCGCCGGGCCGATGCCTATGCCTCATCGGGTCAACCCGAGGGAACAGCCTGGACGCCGCAACCATCGCCACTGGCGTGGCGCGGGCACGGCATTCGCAAGCTCCGAAGCGATTACCGCTTCATCGGCGGTGACCCCGGCGACCCCGCGAGTTGGGAGAGACTCTGATCGCCGGCCCCGGGGAGAACTATGCGGCGAACGCCTCGACCGAGCCTGCCGCCGCCCATCTGCCCAAGCGGCTGCAACGATGGTGCCACGGACACATATCATTCACTCCCGGTGACAGCCCACAGATTGACGCGCCTCTGTCGGCCCCTCCCCCAAACAACCAATTAGCTAACAAGGTGCAATAATGGTTGGTGTACCGTTCAACCCCCGGCAGCCGACAGGGCTGGTCGATACCTCACACGCCGCAGCCAACGCCGCCCAGGATCCGTTGCTCAGCCTCTACCTGGCCCAGAATGGCCGCAAACCCGCAGAAGCAAAGCCGGACCTCGCCGAGAACCTGGCTCGTGCTGCGGGGCAAGGTTTGACGTTCGGCTGGGGTGACGAGCTGCTTTCGCTTAGCCAGGCAGGCTTCGACCAGCTGCTACATGGCGATGATGGCAAGGACTTCTGGCAACGCTACGACTCCAATGTCGCTCGCGAGCGCCGCAACCTCGAGGCCTTTCGCCAGGAAAACCCCATCGCAGCCTATGGCGCCGAAATCCTGGGGTCGCTCCCGACTGCCCTTTTTACCGGGGGGCCAGCACAGCCACCGGCCTGGGTCGGATCGGCACAAACCTCCTGGTCAACGGCATACAGGGCGCGGTCTACGGCGCCGGCTCGGCCACTGGCGACACGCTTGCCGACCGTGGCTGGGGCGCCCTGATTGGCGCGGGAACCAGCGCCGGGACCGGCGTTTTGCTCGACGGCGCTACCGGAGTAGTCGGCCAGCTCTCCAGATCCCGCGCTGCAACGAAGGCGGATGCCGCCGCGCCAAAGAGCGACGGGCTTGGTGCGATGTCGAAGCAGGACCTCAACGCGGCAAAGAGCGCCGGCGTGCAAATCAAACCGATCGCCACCACCCTTCTCCGGCAGGACCTGGACCGGCTGCTCGCCGACGAGGGGATGCTGGTGGATGGAGAACTGGTGGGTATCTATGACAAGGTGCACGCCGCCATGGGGCACCTGGACCAACTCTCCGACAAGCCAATGACCTTCGAAGCATTCGACTTGCTTGAGCGTAGTTTCCGCGAGGCAGCGAGGAGTCCGAACGACGAAGAAGCGAAGCTCGGGAAGGCCCTGTTGCAACAGCTGGATCAGTTCCCGGAAAGCCTGCCACAGAACGCCTTCAGCGGTTCCGGCGACGGCATCGAAGCGGCGACCAGATGGCGGTCGAGCATCAACCTGCGAGACCGGCAGAAGCGGACCAAGATGGTCGAAGAGATGATCGACAGCGCCAAGAACTCGGATTCGTTCGCCAAGGCGCTGCACGAGAAGGTGGGGAAGCTCTTGGACGATAAAGCGGCTCGCGGCTTGTTCAGCGACGACGAAATCGCCTTGATGAAGCGCTTCGCGCAAGACCGGCGCGCTATAGGTGCGCTGATGCAGACCCTGTCAGGCGACGCAGCGTGGGCAACGGTTGGTGGGCTTGTTGGGACGGTTGCGGGGACGAAGGTGGATCCGCTCTTGGGGGCTTTTCTTGGCGGCTCCGGGGCATTCGCAGGGGCACCAACAGTGCGCAAGATTCTTGACGGAGGGGCGTCCACCTTCGGCAAGGAACTGCGCGCCAGCGTCGCATCAGGCAACCCGCCTCCTCTGACTAACCCGTTGGACCTGCGCTGGCTCGCACCGGGCCTCGCCAACACGGAGCACGTTCGCGAGCCTCTCCATATTATCGTCCGGGGCGGCACGAACAGCCAGATGCCGCCTCCCCCGTGAAGCGGAGCGCGACTGGGGACACTTCAGCGGTGACCTGGTGACTGTGATGGGCGGCGCGGCCACGCAGCAGCCGCCACGGGCCCGCCCCGTGGAGCGGAGCACAAAATTGCGCTGACCGCGGTTCCTTCGCTGCCGCGACAAACAACCCGTGAGAACCGGGCTGCCTTCACCGGCCAACCCCGTTCGCACAGAGGCAATAGAGGGACTTCGGCAACAAGGGCCCGACCCATGACTCGGATCAAACCACCGTTAGTAGTCGGACGAAGCAATAAATCGCCAGCAGCAACCCAACAGAACTTCCCAACAAGCTCTTTGCGTTCTGGTGAAATTCAAACGACTCACGAAACGTTCTCATCTCAAGGCGTTCACTTTCAGTAATGAGATCCAGCGCTGTCTTTATCTCAACAACCACACCCGCCGTCTGAAACGCTAGGCGGTTGTGCCCCATCTGAAGGTAAAGAAACGTTCCGGCGATCGCGACGTAGAGTATGCCGCCGATGGACACGATCATTACGTCAGTGCGATCTGTAACTCGCCCAAGGACGTACCAAAAAGCCAGTGGGATAGGCAGGCCAGTTGCCAGGGCCCACAGGTAAGAGAAGACCAAACCCAGCGTCCGCCCCATGCAACGATCCCCCATGTGTGTTCGGGAAACATAATGGCGCTGACACGAGCTGGGAAGGTCGCGCGAACCGCAGTTCCCATCGTTGTAGCGGTAAAACCAGGATCGCCTCGACGGCGACCGGACGGAACAGCAAATTTCACCAGCCAACCCATGTCGCGCAGGCGGTGCGTGGCTTTTCAGAGAGGCCCAAGAAGAGCTAATCAGTCACTGAACGGATGTGACGAAGCTGCGGACCGCGAGAGAATTCCATCATCCTACGTTGCGGAGCCACACTGCAAAACAGACGCCCAAGCCGCAGCCAAGCAGGGCGCCGGCGAGCGCTCGCCCCTCTGGTGAGAAGACCTCCGGGAGCAGGTAGAGGATCACCCCGAGGGTGAGCACTACAAGCGCCCCCAGGAAGCCAAAAAGCGGCCGGATGGGGACGTTCAGCAACGGCCGCCTTAAGGCCCATTCTGCCACGACCGCGGAGCCCACGACGAAAAGGCCAGGTATTACTGAAGCCCGCGCGAGCCTCTCCTGGATCTCAAAAACACCCCGGTAGACAAAGGTCGCGACCAGCCCCAGCGCCGCAGCGACGGCGAAAACATACCAAACGTGTAGCACCTTGGATTGGTACATCTCGTCCACTACTGGGGCCGAAGACTTGTAGCGGTCGAGCGTCGCGTCAACGTCATCGCTGCGTGCCACGGGACGAGGCTTCCAGAGCGTTCTTGCGACCCACACGATCGTGCCGGGGACTAAGCCAAGTAGCAGCACCAGCAGCGGGTTCAGCTCCGGCTTGACCTGGGACCCGACTAGCAACGCAAGCATCCCGATCAAGACCGCGATCACATGCGCGTTTTCCCAGAACATGGTCTCGCCGCGCGTCAGCACGGGACGCTTCCGCCTAGACATTGGCGCTTGTCCCGACTGATGCATCGCCGACGCAGCAGTACCATCGGCAACGCCGGCCGCCCGCGCCGTTCCGAGAAATAGCAGCCCTCATCTATGCCCCCACGCAGTGGAACGCAGCATAGCGACGGAGATCAGCCCCACAAAGCTGCTTGCGAGTTGCCGACAGCCTTATCCCCTCCCCCGGAGACTTCCCCATGGCAGCCATCTGGCCCGGCTCGCGCGTGCCCAATTTCGGCATCGGCGACAAGCTCTATTTCTACGATACCGCCACTTCGACGCCGCAGGCCGTCTACGCCGACGGGTCGCTGAGCGTGGCGCGCGACCAGCCGATCCGCGCCGATGCGCGCGGCATGTTCCCGGTGATCTACCTGAGCCCGACGCCGGGCAGTTATCGCCAGAAGCTCACCGATGCCAGCGACGTGCTGATCTTCGATGACGACGATATCGACGTGCCGCAATCGGCCGATTACGAGCCGCCCGACCCCGGCGTCACCGACCCCTCGCTGCTGGTGAGCACCGGCATGCGCATCGGCTATTACGGCACGGCGGCGCCTACCGGCTGGGTGCGCTGTAACGGCCGCAGCCTCGGCTCGCCGAACTCGGGCGCCACCGAGCGCGCCAATGCCGATTGCCAGGCACTGTTCCTCCACCTGTGGACCGCCGACTTGACGCTCACCGTCAGCGGCGGGCGCGGCGCCTCGGCAGCGGGCGATTGGGCCGCCAACAAGACCATCGCCCTGCCCGACTATCGCGACCGTATCGCCATCGGCCTTGGCGGCATGGGCAACGCCGATATCAACCTGATCCCCGATGCGACTGTCGATGGCGGGGAAACCAACACCACGCTCGGCGCCACGGTGGGAAGCGCCGCGCAGACGCTGACGGCAGCGCAGATTCCGGCGCACCAGCACAACGCCGGCACGCTGCTGATGCCCAACCACGGGCACCCCTCCTCGATATCCGCCCGAAGCGACAGCGGCCCGGTTCAGACCACCTCCGGCGGCATGGGGCTGATCGGTATCGGCACCTCGCAGTACCCTGCCTTCACCGGCGCGGCAGGCAACACGGCCGGCCAGCAGATCGGCGGCTCTGGTACCGCGGCGATCACCGGCGCCACGGCAGACAGCACCGGCGGCGGCAGTTCGCACCCCAATGTCCAGCCCTCGCTGTTCGAACTCGTCATCATCAAACTCTGAGGTCGCAATGTACGAACTGCAGTTCTTTGCCACCGATGATGCCGACTGGGCGCAGCGGGTGGACCTGATCGACGACGCCACCAACCAGCCGCTGGCGACCGCCGGCGTGCTGTTCGAGCTCGAGGTGAGTGAAGGCGGCGCGCGGCGGCTGTTCGCCTCGACCGCCGACAACAGCATCGAGATCCCCGAGCCGGGCACCATCCAGTGGCGCTTCAGCGTGCCTGAGCTCGGGGCACTCGATATCCGCAACACCTATCGAGTAGGCTGCCGGATGACCAATGGCACCGGCACGACGCAGCTGTTCACCGGTACGCTGGCCTTCGTCGGCGGAGGGTTCGGCCGATGAGCGAGACGATTACGCCACGGCTGAGGATCAAGGCGCAGCCGGAAATCACCGTGCGCGCCAAGCTGGTGCCACCGCCCAAGGTACGGCTGCGCGTTACCCCGGCGCTGCTGCCGATGCAGATCGAGCTCAGGAACACCGGCACCATGGTGCAGTGGCGCTATCTGGGCGAGGACTGGCAGGATCTGATCGGCATCGACGACATCGACACCACGGTGACCGTCGGCTCGGTCACCACCCTGCCCGCCGGCGCACCGGCCAGCGTGGTGAACGTCGGCACCGTCAAGGACATGGTGCTGAACTTCGGCATTCCTGAGGGCATTCAGGGCATCCAGGGCGATGCCGCCACCATCGCCGTCGGTACGGTGACGACGGTCGGCCCCGGCGCGCCGGCGGCGGTGAGCAATGTCGGCACGCCCAATGACGCGGTGTTCGATTTCGACATCCCGCAGGGCGCCGCGGCGACGGTTGCGGTCGGCACGGTGACGACGCTCGCACCGGGCGCACCGGCGACAGTGGTGAACGCCGGCACCGCCGGCGCCGCGGTGCTGAATTTCGGCATCCCGCGTGGCGCTCCGGGCATCATGACCTCGGTGGTTGCCGGCGCCAATGTCACGGTCGACAACAGCGACCCGGCCAACCCGGTGATCGCCGCGGCGGGCAATGTCAGCGGCCCGGTAAGCGCCGTGGACAACCGCGTCGCGCTGTTCGACGGCGCGACAGGCAAGCTCATCAAGGACAGCGGCGTGCTGCTCGGCAACGCCGCCTCGCGCAATGTCGGGACGACGGCGGGCACGGTGGCGGCGGGGGACGATGCGCGCTTCAGCACCGTGCCGAACGACTATGTCACCAACGCCAAGCTCGCCAACATGACGAACGCCACGGTGAAAGGCCGCAACACCGCGGGCTCCGGTGACCCCGAAGACGTCACCATGGCGCAGCTCAAGCTGCTGTTGGCGCTGGCGGCCACGGATATCGTTTCCGGCACGCTGGCCGATGCCAGGCTGCCGGCGCGGCTCGGTACGCTCTCCAAGTCCATCACCGATTGGAACACGGCGGTCGAAAACGGTTGGTACATGGCGCCGAGCCTCGGCGGGGCCAACGCGCCGCTTGGTTCCAACAACTGGTTCTACGGCGAAGTCATCAACCACCAGGGCGCCGGCTGGTGCACGCAGACCTTGTATGACTTTGCCAGTGGCACGCCGATCGTGCCGGTCTGGCGGCGCGCGCAGCAGAACGGCACCTGGGGCCAGTGGTATCGCGTCCGCGAGGAAGGCATCCTCGCCACCCGCACGGTTGCCGGAACGACCGATACGCTCGTCTACGCCGACATGGGCGGCGTGGTGGAGTTCCAGAGCGGCTCGGCGACGACTTGCACCGTGCCGCCCAACTCATCGGTGCCCTATCCAGTCGATACCATAATCAACCTCATGCAGTACGGGGCTGGGCAGGTGACTATTGCCGCTGGAGCGGGGGTCACGATTCGAGCGGCTGGCTCGAGGTTGAAGCTGACAGGTCAGTATTCCGCGGCATCGCTACGCAAGCGGTCGACGGACGAGTGGTGGTTGTTTGGGGATATCACGACATGATCATCCTTGACCAACCACCGTTGCTGGTCCCGCTCGAGCGTCCGTCGATCATTCGGCCCGGTGAAGAAGTCAAGGCCGCTGTTCCGTTCGGCATGTTTTTGGGAGGTGCCAAGGACCCCTATTTTGCAAACGTCGAGCTGCTGCTGCATGGAAATGGGTCACACGGCTCAACCGTAATTCTGGACAGTTCGAAGAACGGCTTTACTCCCAGCGCGATCGGCGGCAACGCGAGTATCTCCACCGCACAGTCGAGATGGGGAGGTTCGTCAATCTACTTCGACGGCACAGGGGACTACATCGCCTACAACACGTTGCTCCCAGCTCTCGGAACGGCTGACCTAACTATCGAGTTCTGGTTCATGACCACGACCACCTCGAAGCAGCAGGCAATAATTGACACGAAGCAAGTCGATGGAGATTCGGAGCCGCGGGTCGATTTCGACAATACCTTCAACGGCGGTGCAAACGACGGGGTACTATTCTTCGCCGGAAACGCAGGTCGAGCAACAAGCTCGGCGCTCAGTGCAAACACTTGGTACCACGTGGCAGTTACGCGAACTTCAAACGTGTGGCGCCTATTTGTCGGCGGGGTACAGGCTGGCTCCAATTACACCCTAGCGACCAATATGACCCGTCGTCGGATCTCGCTAGGTTGCTACACCGACGTTCAAAACACCAGCTCAACGAATAAATTCCAAGGTTACCTAGATGACCTTAGGGTCACGATGGGCGTGTCTCGATACACGACCACATTTGCGGTCCCGACCGCACCCTTTCCTGATCAGTGAGATCTTGAGAGCTCAGCTACGGGCAAGAAAACGCATGCGATCGAGCTCCGCTGTCGCCCTACGCTCCGCCGAACCCGCTGAGAAGGCTATCCCGAACCGTCTCGCAAAATACGCTCCGTCCCAGTAGCGGACGTACCAAAACGTCAAACCACCGAGAACGGGAACAACCCGTGTCTCCGCATCTCCACCAAAATGCACGACCGTTGCCATCTTGTATCCTCGGCGACGGCTGAATTTACGTCACAGCGTAACATCACGGCAAGCCCTGGCACGACCTGCAGCCCGGCCGCTCCGTTCATGGCATGGGCCGCACCCTCCGAAAGCTTGTTCGGCGTGGTGCGACCCGCTTCCGAGTTCTCGTCCACTCCACAATCCCACGAGGCCCAGCTGCCCCCGCAGCGCTGAACCTCCCCCACATCACCGGAGACTCCCATGAACCCCAACGTGCCCCCTGGCGCGGCGATGCTGCTTGACTTCATCGCCGGGCTCGAGACCAACCGGCAGGGCCTGGCGGCCTACGAAACAATCATCGGCTACCGCAACGAGAAGCCTGGCACCTTGCCCAAGCCGATCACCGCGATGACGCTCGAGGAGTTGCTGGCCGAGCAGAAGCGCTGGGTGCGTAACCTCAAGGCGCCGAGCGGCGCGGCCGGACGCTACCAGATCATCCGGCCGACGTTGCTCAGCCTCATTGCCGAGCTGGGCATCCCGCTTTCGGCGACATTCACCCCCGAACTGCAGGACCGCTTCGGTCTCGCCTTGCTGCAGCGGCGCGGCTGGTACCAGTTCGCCGCCCACACCCTGTCGCTGCGCGATTTCGGCAACCGCCTGGCGCGAGAATGGGCGAGCCTGCCCGTGCTCAGCCGGCAGCAGGGCGCGCATCGCACGGTGGAGCGCGGCGAAAGCTACTATGCCGGCGACGGCATCAACGCCTCGCTGACCAAAGCCGGCAATGCCGAAGTCGTGCTGGCCGAAGTGCTGAACGTGCTGACACCACCCGCAGCGCCGGCCAAACCGGATCCGCTTCCGACCACTCCCACCCCAGAGCAAAGCCCGCGCCGCACAGGCTGGGGGCCGCTGGGCTGGTCCATCGTCGGGCTCGCCACCGCCTTGGGCCTCGTGGTCGCCGCCTTCACCCTCCCGCTCCCCTTCTGAGGACACCTGAAATGACCGCGTTTCTTTCTTCCGCCGCCCTGGGCTGGTTCCAGCGCCGCATCCTCGATTGGGGCGGCTGGCTCGGAGCCGCCTTGCTCGCCGTGATCAACTTCTACAACGCCCTGCCGCCCGAGCTGCAGGTGGCGATCACGAAGATCGTCGCCGGCAGCTGGCAGGAGATTACCCTGGGCGCCGTGCCCGGGCTCGTGGCGCTGGTCTGGAGCCAGATCCAGTCGTTTCGCGCGACGGTCCGGCCGCAGGTGGTGATCGATGGCCGGCAGTTGCCGATCAACCAAATGCCCCGCCGCGAAGCCACCGGCGTCGAGGAGTTGAGCCGCACGGCGCTGGAAAAGCGCGGCGAGACGCTGATCGAGAAGCTGCTGAAGCTCAAGCCGGGGAGGCGGTGA